GTGCATCCACACGTGTGGACCTATTGGCTACCTCCCCACTCGAAAATGGGCCTCAATATGGCCCCGGCTCGGGCTGTGGGCGTATATCGCCAGCTCGTCAATCAGCCCCGAGTAGGGTGACCCTGCACTCTGAGCGTTCCGTGCGATAGCCGCGGCCGTCATTGCGCCCCCGCTGAAAGTCTCCGCACTCGCCGCCGAGGCATCCAGAGCCCCATCCAGATACCAAGTCTGGTCTGCGCCCTCCTCTACATAGGCCAAATGAGCGACCTCCCCCACCGCCAAAGCGGTCACGGTACTGAGTAGAGATCCACCTGAAACCGGATTTTTATCAAACTCGACTAGCCCCCCGACCTGCAAAACCAAGGCCAAATTCGTGTCATTCCCGCCGCTTCGATGATTGTAAATATTCGCCAGCGTGAGGGCGTTCGGTTTAAGCCAGGCTTCGACGCCAAAGTTACTGAAGTCTCCTGTCCCGATAGGCACACTGGGTAGGACCACTCCATCATTGACCCCATCAAAGCTGACAGACTTACCAGTAGCGTCCACAAGCGCCTGTATGAGCGACGGCTGACCCAGGGTCGGCCCGCTTGTATAGATAGCGTCGAAGACCCCCGCCTCATCAAAAGCGTCAGCCCCGGTACTCTCATCCAGCTTGAAGTAGGCGACCGGTCCAGTGGCCCCCACAGTCGCCCCGTACAGAGTCGTGGCCACCCCGGCCAAGAACTGAGCGCGCACCCTGTCCGCCGACAACGCAAAGGGGTACACCGCCACCTCATCGAACGTACCGGGGACCCCCAAAATAAAGGACGCCCTCAATAGCCCGGCGATTGCAAACCTATCCATGGGCCCGATGTTCAGGGTAGTCGCGAAGCTGGCTACCTCTAGCCCATCAAAATAAAGACGCATGTCAGAGCCGTCGTAGGTCACTGCGTAGTGGTGGGGGTTCCCATCTCGATGGGCTCCTCCCGTATTGAAGTTGGCGTCTTCCAAGGTTCCCCCTGTGCTTCGGCGCGTGATCTCTATGGCATTCGTATCCAATACCGGGGATGGGGTGTGCCGTTGATTCAGTTGGACTGTAAACAATCCATTCCCACCGCCCGAATCTCCTGGCGCGACAGGAACTATCCCCTGAACACTGCTGGTCGTTGAAAGCCAGAATGAAATCGACACCGAGCTAACTCCATCGAATACAGAGGCCACACCATTAGCCGTGACATGCTCGACCGAGCCATCAAAAGTGACAGCCTTCCCCAGCTCACGCTCATCGCCGAAACCCCCGCCGCCAGGGATCAGAGAGGCCGCTCCCAGTATGGGAGCACTAACATAGGTGCCTGCATTGGCCCCCTGCTGATCCTTCGCCACGGTGCCTGACGTTTCATCAAGCCTCCAGTAAGAAGTCGGGACATCATCGAGCACCACATCCTTGAACCGGCCTGCACTGCCTACCAAGAAGACCATCTCTGCCTGGTCCGCGGTCAACTCTACCCCTCGGAATACAGAGACATCCATGATATTCCCTTTCATGAACTGGTCGTTCAACGTCCCCGGCCGCCTGCCAATAGAGAACATTCCATTCGCGCCACCGGTATAGTTCCGGGCCCCAGAGTCAGACCCATCTAGTACGCCATTGACGTACAGTCTCCTACGCTGACTCGGGGCATCATGCGTGTAAATTGCGCAGTAGATCCTTTCCTCCTCAAGCACTGTGCCCGCCGACAAGCCATTCGGCACATCACTACCAGTCACTATCTGAAGCTGCCCACTAGAGTCCAGGCCCGCTGATGCGTTTGTATTCGTACCAGCCGACTCCCGCTGATCAAAGAATTTCATTCCCGTGCCTATGGCGGTCGCTGACATTCTAAACCACACCGCGACCGACCACGTCGCGTTCGTCGTGGTGCCCAAGGGGGTCAACCCCACTCCATTCACAATCTGATTGCCCGAGTCCCTATCGAATAAGGCTCCCTTGAACCCTCTAAGCCCCAGCAGGGCGAGATCAGCGAGCGTCGGGCCATTGGTATAGACCCCAGGGAACTCGTCTCCTGAGCCCAGCCCTTCGCTAAAAGCCGCCACCCCGGTCTCCTCGTCGAGAACCCAGTGCGTCATCTTGTCTGGGCTCGCGTCCTCGCGGGCTAGTTCCTGGAGCATCACAGAGTAGGCATCATTGTGCCGGAACGGGGGATTGACGGCAGTCGCCGCGGCATCCCCGATCAATGTACCATCAGCACCGGTCGAAGTCAGATCAACGACATTGCCCTCAAATCGGTAATACCCGACCAGGTTAGTCGTCGCCGGGGCGATTTGCCGGAACCTGTTATCCCGGATTTCCTGCAAGGTACGAAGGCGACTCCAGATCCTGACCTCATCAATCTCTCCATTGAAAAAGTTCGCAGGGACAGGATCAGACCCGACCCGGAATAGAGTGCCATTGTTGAAGTTCGCCCCGATCATGGCAGCATTGACACTGGTCCCCAGGAGCGCGCCGTCAGCATAACTGCGCAAGGTGCCAGTGCTTGAGTCCCAGGTAAAGGCGTGGTGATGCCAGAGTCCATCGTTAAACCCTGACCCAGCCGTAACCCGAACAAAGTTGCCACCCCCATCATCAAGAAACGGATCAGACCCCCCGGCCCCCAGGATCACCCATGTCACACCGTTGTTAGCCCCAGCACCCCCCGAGGGCCGCTTATTCGCCAGAACCTTGTTGACAGCCGCTGTAGACCGTGCCCAACCCTCCCAGGTAAAGTCCGACGTGCCGGGATCATGGTTATCCCCAAAGGACACCGCATCCCCAGTCCCGTCCAGGGTCAGGCACTGTGCATTGAGCACTTCGGCGGCCCCCAGGCCAGCCGCCTTACTCGTGACAACAGCCTTGAAAGCCCCCAAAGGCATTAGACACTGGCCCCCGCGAAGTAGCCGAGATAACTGGTGCCGCCATCTACAGTCTGGAGCGAGAATACCGCCACCTCACCTATGCCCACAGGGAAGGTCGGGGCCACCCCGCCTGTGCCTATCCAGGTGATAGCGTCGGCGAAGGCCGTAGTCCTGCCTCCTACGCCGTTCTGTCGCAGGATGACCTGCATGACTCCCGAGAAGGGAGATGCTGGCGGGTTGATCATGGTCAGCGTCGTGTTCTGAGTCAGGGTGATGTCTGCGATGTTGCCTAGCTCGAAGTCCACATCCTGAGCCGCGCCCACCGGGTTGATCGTGTTGACGGTCTCCGAATAGTCCTCAAGCTGAGCCCGGCGCAAGATATTGTCCACGGCATCCATGATGTCTGACCCATCCAGGAACCATCCAGAGTCGGCGGCCAGGCCGCCCGTGGCATCTGCCCACCGCACCAGGGCGTTGATCGTGGACGTGGCAGGGCCCAGGATGTCCCCGGCACCCGCAGGCGTGGCGAATTCCAGGGCCGTCTGCCCGGCGTTGACCCGAACGAACTGCAGGGCCGCCCCCCCAAAGGACCCAGGCGTATCGGTCAGACCCAGGAACGTGTCTATCACAGAACTAAAAATCACCCACACGCCGCCCACAAATTCGTATAGTTGAGTTTCGTCCTGGACGTGCGCAATCCACCCGGTGCTCGGGGTAAAGAACTCCCAGGCTCCAGACCGGAACCGGGCGATGTCGCCAATAGTGCCCGGGGACCACAGACCGCCAACCCCAGCGATGATGTACCGCTCGCCCTCGACACCTACCGGGGCCGTCACCAGGTCTTTGTCGATCACACTAAGCTGTGCGACCGCATCCAATAGGATCATGGTCGCGTCGATGTCGCCCTTCCAGGCTCCCTCGCCTTGGTTGAACCCGAAGGCTAAGCCCAGATTCGGGCCAAATTGTGCAGGCATCTCCTAATCCTCACTGTCAAAGTGATACTTTTTCTCGATTTTCGGATATGGTTCCGGCACCTGTGGATGACAGCGACAGGCGTATCAGTAGGATCATACCAGGTGTGAGACGTTAAGCCTTCCATTATGGTGACCCTCCCCAGAAATCCCCCCAAGCGTATCCCCAGCCGGATCTTGTAACTAGGCGATCCTGGAACTGGTGACTTATCAGACCTCCACCCGTGAACCGCGAGTCTAGCTCCAGGCCCAGAGTCTCGTTCAGCACCACGTCAGGGCACACCCAGATCGGAGTGGTCATAGCCCCGTCGACATTGTTGGCCGTCTCATCTGTCAGCACTCCCCCGGTCCCATCCGAGAACTCATAGAGCACCGCCAGCCCGGCCTCGTTGCCTACCAGGTTGACGTTCTGATTCGCGAGGATCTCAGCCGTGGTCCTGGCCGCATTCCATTGTCGGGCTTCAAACACCAGGACCTCCGTCTGTAGAACAAGCCCAGAGCTGGTGTTGTTTCCATCGTGGAATCGAGTGCGGTTGAAGCTCCCAATCCGGAGGCTGGTCGTGGTCCCAGACCCTCCACTGTGCGCGGGCAGCGTGTCCATGAACAAGCCCGTCCTCTCGTCAACCAGGATGCCATTGATATACAGCCTGATCCTGTTGTTGAGCTTATCGAAGACGAACGCAAAATTGTACTTGGTGTCTGGCAGGATGGCTACTGGATTCGTGAACTCTGAGAACGGCGTGATGGCCCCATCAGACCACACCCCAGCCCGCAGACTCCCAGCATCTATGTACATGATGAGGCCGTTCACCTCGTTGCCTTGCTCCCAGATAGTCTGCCTCGTCGTGACATTCGAGGCCGTGCGCATCTTGACCTCAGTGGTCTTCACGTCATAGCCAGCTCCATCGCTGTTCACCACCGTGGCGTCAGAGAAATTCACCACGACCGTGCCACTCCACGCCAGGGCGATGTTGTTTATCACATCCACCCCGATCCCACTGTCCGCGGCCTCCACCAGGCATTCGTAGTCAAACGCCGTGGTGGCCGAGCCCGGGCTGAAGTCCTCGGTCCTGATCAGGAAGTCTCCCTCATCGCGGATGCGAAGCTGGTAGTCCACCAGGGCCTCGGGCCCTATCTGGGTAGGATCTCCCTGGTCCACATTGAAGAGGGAAAAAATACGATCTCTATGTGCCCACGTCAGATTCAGCTCGGCATTCACCGCCTCGGTGAGCCCATCAGTGGCCACCGGGAATACCTCCCCCTCGATCAGGAAGTTGCCAGGCGGGTACGGTCTCTGAGTCCTAGACGTGAACGTGTGAAGATTGACCGAGGCCGCCCCTTCATCCAGAGTCCCGGCCAATGTCTTAATCAGATACTTAGCCTCGATGGACTCGGTGTCCCCGTACTCAGTTGTCTCAGACGTGCCCATGCCAAAGAACACGAACCAGATCCGGGTCCCTATCGGGTGAGTCTTGGGCGTAGTATCCATCAGCCCTCGATGGACCCTATTGAAAAGGATCGTCGTGCCGCCCGGCGCGACCTCTAGCTCCTCAAACGCGAGTATCTCCCCAGACTGCGCGTCGATGTCTCCCATAAATGCCAGGTTGAAATTGTTTTGCAGCACCTCCGTGATGTTGGCGGCGGTCAATAACGCCATACGCGAGTCTGGGGTGACCTCCAGCGTGTTACTGAGATCAAGGTGTCCAGTGGCCGGGGTGGCCGCGTACTCGACTGTGAGCGTGCCTGTGGGCGTCAGGGCGTCTGTTTCGCCCGTAGTAATGAACTCATCAGGCGGGCTCCTGGTCAGGACCGCATAGCCGAACGCGTCAGGGGTAGGCTCCCCGGCCACTGTCGCCAGCATATTGGACTCCTCACTGAGGAACCCGAAGTCTGCAAACTCCTGACGGACCAGATGAAACGGGGCAGAGAACGCATCTTGAAAGGGGGCATCTACCGGGGGATTGACGGGCTCCTCCCAGTCAGTCGACTGGGGCTTCCCCCATATCGTATTGCTCAGCTTGAATATGTCCTCGACAGCGTCGATCTCGATGAACCCCTGGTCCAGGGTCCCGTACTTCACCCCGTTGACCCGCATCACCAGGTCGAGGATGCCCAGCGGGGCCCACGTGAACTTGAAAGCGTCTCCGGGGCGGAGATCGAATGATTCTCGGTTAGTCTTTAGCGTAGCCCTGGCCAGGGGGAAGGATGTCGTGCGTAGCTCACGGAACGCCACCTGAGCCGCGATGTTCGTATCGTTGATACCCGGGTATTGGAACGTGGCACTGACAAAGTTCTCGCCCTGCACGTTGAAATTAGCCAACTCATGTGCCTGCGCGTCCTGTGGCTTAAAATTCTCACCGGTAAAGACGACCTTGATCTCGTTCGTCGTCTCGTCCAGCGACGGTCGTGAATACTGCCGCATCTCGCTTACATTGGTCTGGTCCAGCGTCGGGATCAGGTTAGGATCGAAGTCATCACGGATGAGCTTTAGCGTGAACAGTCCGGTCACCAGGTCATTGAACAGCGTGGCATCAATCTGCCTGACGATCTCCAGGAGCATGTCCTCCACGGTCTTTTTCTGGTCCCACTGTAGGCTGACGCCAAAGCCCTCGGTAGCCAGCGTATCTGCCACCGCCAGGAAGCTGGGCTTGTCTATCAGGGCCTCTGCTATGCCAGCGCCCCATGTATGCTCAGTCAACAGCTCGAAGACGACCTCGGCGGGGTTGGCGTCCTCCCTGCCGAAGTCATTGACGATGATCGGGGTAGCCGAGCCCAGACCAGTCGGGATACGTGTCACCTCGAAGAACCACGGCTCCACAAACTCGTCATTCCCTATCTCGAATCCCGCGGCTGTGCCGTTATCGAAAAAAGCGAAAATACCCTCACCACCACTATCAAAGTCGAAGGTAGGGCCAGTCGCGAACGCGGTACACACACGCCGGAAACCAGGCACCGGGGGCTTGGCGATCTTGGCTGCAAGCTCCGCATCCACGGGATCTGTATCGTTCCCCGCACGCACGTTGATCGTGCCTCCTATACCGCCGCCTCTATCCTCCCCGCCAAAAAATCCAGTGTCAGATACCACTAACGTGGTCCCACCAGCGAATATAGCTGTCTTCGATTTTATAGTTCGATCTTGAATCCCGACGGCGATGGCGTCAATGGGCCCATGGCATATCCCGAAGTGCATGTCGATGAAGTACCGATGACCCTTGATCACTTTCTTGGTCTTCGACCGGAACATTTTCTTGTATTTGATCACCTCGATGATCGGCACCGTCGCCAGATTGCCGTACCACACCAGATTCGGACCCGGGATCTTGGCCGTCCCCCAGACCACAGGAATAGGCCGACCTTCCTGAGCCGTGGGAAACGTAAAGTCCCCCAGCCCTGAAGCCTTGGCATTTGTGAACTGCGGCTTCGGCTTCAACAACTCGCCGATGATCACCGAGCCCACGAACAACAAGAACATTAGCCAAAACGGCATAGTTACCTCAACCCACTCTCGAACGGGTTCCTGACAGGGATGAAAGGCCAACCCCCAAAATTGACGACGTTGTCGAACTTGGCATCACATATCCCTCTGGTGCGCAAACACCCAGCGAAGGCCCTTAACGGTTCTCCCGTTCCCAGGCTCTCGAATGGCGATATGATAGTGATTTTATCCCGGCCCCCGGTCTCGTTGAAGTCCACGATCAACCGCTTGTCCTCCGGGGTCAGAACCCGCTCAACGAACCCCCCACCATCGTAGAAGTGAGCCTCAGGGTCTCCTACGGCGGGCACTACCGGTGCAGGCGTCGATGTCAGGCCTGTGCTTGTTATCTCCAGTTGATCTATAGAGATCGAGTCGATATTGAACTCCACCTTGAACAGGTTGCGGTCGACCGTGCAATCAGGACCATACAGCATGTGGTTAGACAGGCTCTGATACGCCGCGCGCAGGCCATCACGCCTCAGGAACCCGCTCAATGGTTCACACTCCATCACTGCCTCGGACCCCACGAACTTCACCGACCTCACACGCCCTTGCCAGAACACCGCGGTATCCGTAGGCCCTGGGGTTAGGCTTGGCCTATGGAATCGAAATATCGTCAGGAACATAGTCTCAGAGGGCACTATGATGCGATACAGGGACACGATCTCATTGTCGCGCGGCACTGTCACCTGAATGTTGGCTTGCAAGCGTTCGCCCGTCTGTCCAGGCTGCGTGCGCTTAATCAACGAGGGGACATAGGTATTCGCGGCGAATACCACCTCTTGATCTGCGCTAGTGAATAAGCCGACATTCACGTCACCCTTCACGAACTTAAACAGCTCCGTGGGGAACCCAGAGTCTACGCTCTTCTCTACATCTTCGAATGCCATCAGCTTGCGTCCTCAGTATCCGCCACCACCAGCCGGAATCTCACCTCGATGATGGAGTTATGATTCGCGGGCCAGGCTATCTCAACAAGATCCGTATCCAGCCTATAGAGCCCCATCCAGCTCACCTTCGCGATCTCAGCATCGGGATCAGTGATGAGAGTCCCGAACGTCTCGTCCAGGGTCAGTCTATTCTCCCCCGGGGTCGGCGAGCTTGACGAGATGATGCGCTTGTATATGCGCGTGCCATCCTTCAGCAGTACCTGGATGTCTCGCCTGCCTGGCTGCACAGCATAAAACGTGCTGTACCCGATGTCCCTGATGTCGATGAAGGTATCAGAGATCCCCACAGGCTGAACGATCTTGAGGTCGTCATGCCACGAAGGAATCCAGATGGGCTTGAGTCTACCAGCTCTCGATAGAATCATCTCTTTCCAGGTGTTATGTAGAGCACGATCCCCGAACACCCAGCGGAAGGTCTTGATCTCTATTGACGACCCCACGTGATCGTCGATATTCCTACCCCCGGTCCTGTAGTCTATCTCGAAGGCCTTGCGCGAAAACTCATGCGACAGGGGGACATTGCGCTCAGGCCGATCCTGAAGCACGGGCAACGGGTCCCCCTCGCTGTCCAGCTTGAAAGTCACAGCCGGATCGAGAGGAGTCGGCACCTCGTCATTATCCTCTACACGCCACACGAACGTACCGAGGCTAAACTGATCGAAGGGCCTTTGGGTCTCTACTGCAGTCTGCAGCCTGGCAGTGTGGCCTGGGTATACCCTCACGGGACCTGTGAAAGGCTGGGAATTCCCGCTGATCGTGGTGATTTGGTTCCCGGCAAGTGACAGAATAGTGAGCACCTCAAAGTTGTCGATCCCCTTCCAGATCACCATCAAGCCCCCCTCTCGGAAGTCTAAGTTCACGGGGTCCACGGGGAACACTGTGGTGCCTATCGACACGTCGGTAGACAATATCAGGCAATCAGTCCACACCGGTATCGTGAATCGTCGAGTCTGGAAGCCCCATAGCAGTCGATCTATGATCTGTGAGGACTCCGCCAGATCCACTCCCTTCGCCAGATCGGGGAAGGCGCTGATCTCGAATTCGTAGAACTTGCGAGGGAACTTGCGCAGCCTCATGCGCTGCTCTGTGCCGTCATAGGCCAGCAGCACGTCAGTCATGTACTCAAATCGCTCCACAAACGAACCACGCCAGGTCGGCGGGAACGGGAACAGCACCGACCTGAACCCCAGGAGGGTGAAGATCGACTCCCCGGTTAAGTCTGGAGGCGTGGACCCAGGCGGCCAGTCAAATACGAAGGTAGCGTCAATGGTCGCTGGCCCGATATTAGAGACCGACAGGCTATATGTCCGGATCTCGGTCGGCGCGTACACCGTCGGGGCCACTGCACTCACCGGTTGTACCAGGGTGACCCCCTCAGCATTGACCGGGGTAATCGAGGTCAGGAACTGGCCGTTGATCGTGTGGGCATTCCACACATCGAACGTCCGTATCTGGGGTGTAACCACCGCCCCAATATCTATCAGCCTGGGCAGTGTGTGAATCCTGTCGTAGAAATCATCCTTGTAGCCGATGGCCAAGGCCCCGACCTCCACCACGCTATTGATGGCGACCGGGGAGTTATCCGTCGCCTGCCCCGATATACCCAGGAGCTGGGTCTTCCCCCCGAGCTGCTGGATAGAATTATTCAGTACCGCCTGGCCTGTGTTATCGAAGGTAAAGTCACTCGCGAATCCCACCGAGCGAGCGGGCCGAAAGGCATTCGAGGGCAACAGGTTCACCGACGCAAACGGATTCGCCTCAGCCGTAATCAGATGCGGCAGATTAAAGAGCGGCAAAGATCCGGCGAGAACGGCCACTTACGGAGTCCTTTTGACAGCGAACCCCGGCTCTATGCCTGTCCCCGTGTTGTCATCGCCAGACTGGACTGCCTTCTTTTCCCTCCAGGGGAATACCTGCCAGTCCTCGGTCCCCAGAGTGAGGATCGTCTCCGGATCAAGATCTCGGATATTGACACTCCGAAAATGATCCACATAGCCCGTAGGCTGCCGCAAGTTGGCAGCCACCGTCTGGTAGATATGAAACGGGAACAGGATCGGCGTGCCATCAAACGTATTCGGGGTATTGGCTTGTAGGTATCCACCACGGCCACCAATGAAAGACATGCCCCGGATCACACTCTGTACCCCCGATACCTCAGGGGCCAGCCACTTTTGCACACGTAACGCGTCATCAATGCGCAGAGAACTGTTACGGCGTGTAGCGGTACGTCGATAGAAATTGAAAAACTCTCGCTGACTAACACCGAACCAGATCTGATTTGATTCAAAGGACCAAGACGCCCCATGAACCTGGCCCCCGGTGAAGGCGCTGACCTTCCTGACCTCCCCGAACATCATCCAGTTATACTTGCCGGGCTCAAACTCATTCACGACCACCACCTGCGTCGGGTCAAGAGTCTGAAAGAAGAGCACACGCTGACCCGGCGTCAGGAAGGACTGGTGCATCCTGGAAGCTCCCCCCTCTACACCAGGGAGTTGACTGGGATTAGGAGTTTGGGCATCCCACGCATCGCCGATGCCGCTAAATCCATCAGACCCGACAATAGAACACCCATTCGTGTTAGTCCCAGACACACCAGAGATAGTAATGCCAAAGATATTCTCGCCAAACGAGGACCTGAAAGCGAAATGCAAGTCTGTAGACGTACCCCCGAAGGCAGTCGACGTGCCGGTGATCGACATGTGCAGCCGGAACCCTGTGCCATCCGCGGTCGCCGTGAGTTCAGTAGTCCACCCATTGGCACTCAGGAACGTCTCCAGCTTGGTAATGAAGTCGTCCTGATCCGAAACCGTTACAACGCTGAATGCCATAATCTCACTCCAGTAATAGTGCTATCAGATCGGCATTGCCCGTCCGGAAAATGTTCGGAACAGACAGATAGGTTTTACCCTCGATGAGAATCGTATCCTCGGCCGCGTTACTGAATCCGGAGACCCAAAAGACCCCGTCAAATTCACCAAACAGAGCCTCCTCCGCCCCATCATTTGTCGGGATAAGCGGCTCGATCATGTAATCGCCTCCCGGGCCTTCTCGAACCTGACCACGACTGAACGCGTCGTGATTCGGATAGATGCCTCGCAGGACATTGGTTTTCCTTGCCCCACCAGTAGACGTGGACACGTGCTGATACCCGCGCCATAGCCCCGTGGGCTCTCGAATCATCACACCAGTGTCAATCGTGTTGTTGCCTAACTCCGAACCGGGGTCTGCAAGATGCCGATGCCGCTCAGTTACGTTATCGAATTTTAATTCTCCCCCCTCATTCTCAAAGGGCAACGTCCCACACACAGCCAACGGCTGCGGATATTGGATGGGCGTTGCATAGGGCAAGAACATCCCCTGATACATCGTCTCGAATATCGTTGAGATTTTTGCCGTCAGGATCAACCGCCGCCCAGTGAAAGTCATCCAGTAAGTGAGGGCCTGGTCCCACATGAGAATATAAGGCTGCCTTCTGCCATCGGCTTCAATACTCAGAGGCTGGTGTGTGTTCGGCCCGTCCAGGGGGAAGGTCGGGTTGAATGCAGAGAACCCAGTGAGCTGCCAGTTCCAGTAGTCAAGGCCCGGATTCTCAATGGCCCTGATGCCCATCCAGAATTCGTCCTGGCCAGCCGTCCCGAAGCCCTTGAAGATCACGTCACGCGCCCGGCCAAAGTTCGCCACAGGCCGCACCCCTAGTACCGGATGCACTCCGCGCGATGTCAGGAAGTTACCCCCATGAGGATGGAACCCCTCCTCATTGAACAGTTTCTCCATCGTGAACTCGTCAATGGGATGAGCGAAGTCCACGTTGTTGTACACGTGCCAGGTCACCGCGCCGAAGTTCTTCAACCCCGAGCCCCCGGTCTCCAGCGGGATATTCTGAGCCGCTACCATCGCACCAGCCGCGTTATTGACCGGCTCCCTCCATCTGAGCCCAACCTCAAGACCTACCTCCTCATTAGAGTGCCCGCGCACCCTAATCGGATACGTGCCATTCTCCAGGAAGATGTGCTCCTCATTGAATCCCACCGGGACATTTGACGTGGAGGTTGCAGAGTTCGCCCCAAACAGCGAAAGCAATCGACGCGCATGGGGCTCACCTTTCCTGTATGCCTCCAGCGATGTGAAGGCTATCGGGCCTGCAAAATCAGTCGCCGGGCTGTTCGTAGTCGGGTCCCAGGCAATCGTGAAATCACCATTGTCCTCCAGACGCATCGAGAACCCGTGTACCCGGAACTCGAATTCATCACCTAGAATAAACGGCGTACCCCCCACATTGACCGTGAAGCTAACCCGACCATCATCACTGGTGTAAGGAACACCGGCAACAGCGTCTGTGGCCTGTGTCCCCGCCTGAACCCCAACTATCCTAAACGTAGTCGCAGTCAGAGCCGTTATCGACCAGATGTCCCCACGCCCACCGACCCCAGGGTTGGCCACGAACCCGGTCACCGTACCGTCTCCGGTGCCGACGTAGCTCGACCCGCCATCATCGACCACCAACTCCATGACTGCGCGCCACGCAAGCTGCTCAGTCTCCGTGAGATATGTCGGGGACCCGAACTGCCCAAACTGACCGAAGTCGAGCAGTTGCCCAGTCGGATGAGTAGCGCTGATGAACCCATTCCTTTCCACCAGCCAGGGCCGCCCCTGGACCACCGTAAACGTGAACTCATCGGAGGCCACGAACGGCGTGCCCCCTGCAGTGATCCTCACCTCGATCTCCCCGGCATCGGTCGTATAATCCACGCCCACCGTAAGCTGGGCATTAGCCCCGCTCACCGATCCCAGCACGTCGAACGTGGTGGCGTTGACAGCCGTGAACGTCCAGAACTCGTCCACCGCCTGGGGCTCAGCAAAGGGGATGCCTGCCCCGCCGTGGTCGTTCATCGTGCCGTCGCCAGTATTGCCTGGGTCAGCTACCGGATCGCCATCATTAAGCCGCCCCTGGGCCGCTGCGCCCGCCGTGAACGGAACCACAAACGAGTCGGTCGCGATAAAGGCCACCGAGCCCACCGCGATCTTGAAACTAATCCGGCCGTCATCGCTCGTATAGGGGACCCCAGACACGGCCTGTGTAGCCTGTAGGCCACTTTCCGAGCCGGTCACATCCCAGAGAGTCGCACTGGTGGCGGTAATCGTCCAGGTCTCCCGGCGTGATTGCGGCGAGCCGACCACGTCCTCCAGTGTGCCGTTGCCGGTATTGGCCCCAGGCACAATCGTACCCACAACGGGATACCCACCCGTAAACAGGACCACTCGGTCCAGCATATCCTGATAATCCGTAGCCGTGTCAATCTCTAAAGCCATCACGGGCCTCCATTGTCATAGTCATCGTCTCCAGGCCCGGGGGGCCGTCGTTGTTCTGCGTCAGGCGTCATGCCAGAATCCTCTTGATGTTCTCGGGGTTGCGCCCGATGATGTTTAGAAGCACCTGTTCACCTTCGCTACTGCTCAAGAAATTGTTTAGCAGACTAGGATCAATCGAGTTGATGATCCGTATGCTGCGCTGCTCTCCCCCAGGGGTAGTCGTTTGAGGCGGCTCCACGACCCCACCGCCCTGAAACCTCCCGAGCCTGGGGACTGTGATCCCTCGCAAGTTGATATTCTGCCCCTTCAGAAACGCTCCGAACCTACCAGAACGCATCACCTCCAGGACACCGCGCCAGTGCCTGGTGATATGCTCGGGCATCACGAACTCACCCGCTGACAGACGAGCCGGTACGCTATCTGAGCGCCCAGTGCCCGGGCCTCTAACCGGGCCACCCGCCCCAAACTTCTGAATGAATCCTCCGTCCTTGGCCGTGATAGCTGCCCCGATGGCCCCGATGCCCCCAGAACTAGCCTGGACAGCCTTCAGCACAAGTTGCTGGATGATGATCTTCTGGATCTGCGCGATGATACTCTTCGCAAACTTCTTGAAGGCCTCCTCCGCAGTTAGAGTACCAGCAATGAGATCCTGGAAAAACTCCTCACCAGCTCTCTGGAATGCTGACGTAAGGGCCTCGATCTCCGGGGTTATAACCTCCCTGAGCTGTATGATCCGGGCCTCTAACAGAGTGATCCGATCCAGTTGCTCCTGTGAAAATAGTCCAGGGTCCAGCTCCTGAAGCTGCCTCACAAATTCGAGCTGCTCTTCGAATGACCGCCTCTGGGCTTCTGCCGTCCGGTCGATAAACTCCCGCTGCGTAATTTGTCGCGTTGCTCGCTGAGCCGCTAGAAGTTCCTCGTCCCTAGACAGACGCTCATTTGACGCTCTGACAGCTTCCTCAACCTGCCTGATAGCCTCATCCGCAGCCCTCACATCGAGAGCCTTCTCAAATATCGCGGCTTGATCGGCCGTCACCTGCAGGTTCCTGATGGTCTTTTGGAAGTCCGCCTCCAACCGCTCTCGGATCACTGTAAAGTTCTCGATTGCTCCAGTCCCAGCCACTACTCTCTGAGCTTCCTCGACGATTCGAGTCAATTCATTCGTTGACTTTGCCGTCTGAGCCGTAAAATCAGCCGACTGTATTACCTGTTGACTGAGCAAGGCGTTCAATTTTGTCTCAGCCTTGATAAGCTCAGCGGCGGCGGCAGTCCTGATCGACTCGACCTCCTCGGTCGGGGCCAGCGATACTCGAAGCGATGCTTCCTCCTGAATTCTACTGATCTGATCCCGCTGGGCTCTAATCTCAGCATCCAACGCTCGCTGAAGTAAATCCTGTCTGGCCTCCAAGCCATCCTGAAGCGGCGCGAGACCAGCGGTCGCCCTCGCCTTCTCAATCGCCTCAATCTCTTTGGCCGCATTCCTAAACGCCTGCGCTTCTCGCTCAAGTTCTACTACTGAAAGTTTGCGCCTCTCCCCCAGCAGTTCCAGACGGGCCTCATTAGCTTCCTTGAGCTGTGCTATGGCATTATCGTTATTCACTTTCCTAGCTGTGGTCTCTTCCTTGCCTCCAGCCTCTATCAGTTCCCTGCGCAAGTTATTCGCTCCGACAATGATGCCCGCCTCTCTAGCCTGAGCCGACCGTAGATCCTGGAGCCTCTGCAGGGTCTCCCGCCTGTCAGACCTGCTAAGATCACCAGCCAGGCGCTGATTTAATGTCAGAATCTCCCTATTAAACTGCGCCAACCTGCTCTTCGAGCCACTGATAAACTTATCCAGCACACTCAGGTCAGAGGCATCCGTGATCCTTCTGCGTAGTACGTCCAGGCTGGCCGCCACCTCATCCGTCACGTCCCTAGGTATAGCCCCAAGCTCTCTAAACCTGGCCGAGATACCCTCTACCAGTTCCGCAATGGACTCCAGAGCCCCTACCAGGGGTGAAAGGATGCGCTCTACCACTCCCAGGTCGGACAACGTCGTGAAGATCGTGACAAGAGCGGCCACGGCCTTCGCGACAGCCCCAAATGCACCGCCCACCTTGTCAGCGGTCTCAGCAGTGCCATCTAGGGCCTGGACGATTGTTGTCAACCCCACCAAGAGGGTCCTCAGACCCCCTGTGAGCCCCGCATCACCAGCCTGTAGGATAGTCTCCTGGAAGGCCGAGATCAGCCGCCTGAAGTCGCCTATGAGCGTGTCTTCAATAACCTCGGAGATACGCTTCGCCTCCCCTTCGGAGTTTGCGATGGCATCCGCCAGAGCGTTACCTTGCTTTGCTGCCTCGGCCAATGACAAGGCCACGGTCGATCCACGAATACCGAAGATCTGCACGGCCTGGGCCGCGGACAATCCCCGCTCACCCAACAGTGCGAATACTTCCGCCGTATTCTCACCAGTGAGCCGAACGTCTTCCGTCGTCAATCCAAGGGCAGCCAGAGCCTTCTCGGCCTTAGGCGTGGTATTGATCAGCCCGAAAAACGCCCGACGAAGACCGGCACCAGCGTTACTCGCCTGGATGCCCGCATTACCCAACTGCCCCAACAGCTCCGAGGTGTCCTCGACGGTGATGTTCAAGGCCCTCGCAATGGGGCCCACAAACTTGAAGGCATCGCCGAGCTGGAATACGTTCGTGTTGGAATTCGCCGCGGTAGTAGCCAGGACATCCACCACCCGATTAGTCTCCGAGGTGTCGAGCCCAAACTGCTGGATGACGTTTGATACGATGTCGGCGGAAGATGCCAGATCTAGCATACCCGCAGAGGCCAGATTCAGAGTGCCTTCCAGGGCCTCCGTGGCGTCTTCAGCGCTGAAACCGGCTCGGGCCAGGAACTCCAGGCCATCAGCCGCCTGCTGCGCCGTGAATCGAGTGGTGGCCCCCAACCGGCGAGCCTCCTCCTCAAGTAATGCGAACTGCTGCTCTGTGGCTCCTGTGATGGCCCGTACAGCCGCCATCTGCTGTCCGAAGCCCGCCAGTACCCGGGTAGCCGAAATAATGCCTAGAATGAGCGCTGCGGCCCCTATGAACGGGGCAAGGGCCCCCCTCAAAGCCCCCGCCTGTGCCGTGGCTCCTGCCATGCTCGCTCTCAGGGCTCTAAACCCTGCGATGACCCTGCCGAACGTAGCCCGATTTATAGCCCGTAGCCTCTGCCCCAGGACCTGGATTGCTGCCCCTGCCTGGCGTGCACGATCCCTCAGAGTCACGAATCCCGTCTGAAGACGATTTGTCCGCTCTCTGTTGAGCGCCCGGACACCTGTCCGGACCCGGTTCACGGTCTCGTTGATACCACGCAGAACGCGCCGGAACTGGTCCTTGGCAACGATCAATACTTCAAGACGGGCATCAACCATCCTTCGTGGCCCTCTGGAATTGTTTCTTATCGGCGTGCATGGCAAGCCTGAAGGCGTTCATATCTTCCACCATCTCCCGCCTGCGTCTCTTCGATGCAAGCCAGGAGAATATCATCAGCCGCTTCAGTGGCCACCTCATCACGGACTCGCCGTGACCTGAGGCCATTAAGACTTCGGCCGCCTCGACGAAGTCTTTTTGCCAGTCGGCTTGTTCAATTCTGGTGATGCCTGGACTACCTGTCGGCTTAGGATACTTGTGAGACGGCTGTACGCTTTTCCCAGTATGTCCTCGTCAATAATCGTAAGGTCCCAGATCTTCATCAGCGCGTCGATCTGTGTCGTGGCATTCAGCTTCTGAGCCTGCTCCCAGGCGTCTGGCTCATCCATGGCCAAGGCGATAATCCTGGCTGCGAATACCGGCCACTGGGTAGCGACCTCTTCGATCTTGATCCGCCCCTCAAATAGCTGGCTGACTTCCTTCAGATGATCCTTCATCAGTTGACCGATGTCGGTCAACGACAGCCCTCTGACTTCTCCCTTGTCCCCATCCTTGTTGAGGATAACCGTGTCAGTGGCGACCGCCACTTCACTCAGTATTCCCATCTCTGCCTCCTCGCTTAGAGTTTGTTCAATGGATTTGTGTTATCTATCAGCAGCTTGCTCTGTACAGGATTCGTGAACAAGCGGAAAAAGTGTACAAGGAACAGGGGGGCAAGGTGCCCCCCATGCCTTTGACAGCAGCCCCAGCAATGTCCTTTATACGACCTTCGTGACCTCGAAGATCTGCGAACCAGTCGTCGGCTTGAACGGATCGACCAGCGCATCTCCCTCGATGCTCATC